ATAATGCTACCTCGTGCCCACCTAAAGAGTCACATGGTTGCTACATGGTGTGCTTGGATAATTACAAGACACCCAGAAGTAACCATGCTCTACCTATCAGCAACATCAGAACTAGCCCAGACACAGCTCTATGCTGTACAGAACATCATGGGCTCTTCCACTTACATGCGCTACTTCCCTGAGTATATTAATCCACAGGAAGGTAAGCGTGAGAAGTGGTCTGCTATGAAGATGACAGTGGATCATGTGAAGCGTAAGCAGGAAGGTATACGAGATGCTACAATAGCTACAGCAGGCTTAACAACCAACACAACTGGTTGGCACGCTGACATAGTGGTGGCAGATGACATTGTAGTCCCTGAGAATGCTTACACTGAGGACGGACGTGAGAGTGTCTCTAAGAAGACTTCTCAGTTCACCTCTATACGTAACACTGGTGGATTTACAATGGCTTGTGGGACACGCTACCACCCCAAGGACATCTATGACACTTGGAAGGATCAGGCCTGTGAGGACTTTGATGATGAGGGTAACTTCATTGGTAAGGTGAAGGTGTGGTCTATTCAAGAGTATGTGGTGGAGGTTGATGGCATATTCACATGGCCTCGTACTGTACGGGAAGATGGTAAGGCCTTTGGCTTTGATCAGCGTTCCTTAGCACGTATCAGAGCTGAGTATATAGACAGGGTGCAGTTCCACTCACAGTATTACAATGATCCAAACGATCCCGGTAGTGAGCGTATATGTAGAGAGAAGTTCCAATACTTCAACCCACGTAAGCTCACTAGAGAGGGTAGTAGGTGGATGTATGGTGGGAAGAAGCTTAACATTTATGCAGCCATTGACTTTGCATTTAGTCTCTCTAAAGAGGCTGACTACACTGCCATTGTGGTGATAGGTATAGACTGCGATAAGAACATATACGTCCTAGACATAGACAGGTTTAAGTCAGACAAGGCCCACGTCTACTTCAAGCACATAGCAGCCTTACACTCCCGTTGGGGGTTTAATAAGCTTAGGGCTGAAGTTACAGTGGCTCAGACAGTCATTGTTAACAGCATCAAGGACTTCTTAAAGAAGGAGGGCATGACCCTCCCCATTGATGAGTTTAGGCCGGGTAAGTCTGAGGGCAGCAAGGAGGAGCGTATTAAGGCCTCCCTAGAGCACCGTTATGATAACCTAGAGGTTTGGCATTGTGAAGGTGGTTGGACACAGCAGCTGGAAGAAGAGCTTGTCCTAGCACGTCCTCCACATGATGACTTGAAGGACTCACTAGCTTCAGCAGTTGATATTGCTGTGGCACCAAAACAATCACGAAGGAGTGGTATGGAAGAGTTGTTTACGGGAGGTGCTCAGACCTCCTCTCGCTTTGGAGGTGTGGCATTCCGCTGACCTACCCACAAGCCAAGTCCTACTTAACAGAGATAGGGCTGTGGCATAGAAACTTTACATACTACGATGGTTGGGTGGTGTTAGACATGGCCCAGAGAGAATATATTAAGAGGAAAGATGATGTCGGATAAGGTAGCAGAAATTAGCCAATCCACAGCACAAGATGCAGAAGCTGCATGGGTGAGTCAACTGTGGGACAAGTTTAACCAGCAGCGTAGGGATAAGATTGAGGAGTGGAAGGAGCAGGATGCCTATGTATTTGCTACAGACACAACCACTACAACCAACTCTACACTTCCGTGGAAGAACTCCACAACCATCCCTAAGCTATGCCAGATAAGAGACAACCTGTTCTCTAACTATGTATCAGCTCTCTTCCCCAATGACAACTGGGTGAAGTGGGAGGCGTATAGCCGGGATGACAATGTTAAGGCCAAGTCAGAAGCTATTGAAGGCTACATGGCTAATAAGGTGAGAGAGAGTAAGTTTAGGACAGAGTTAGAGAAGTGTCTGTATGACTACATTGATAAGGGCAATGCCTTTGTCACCTCCTACTTTGAGTCACGCTATAAAGAAGCTGTTGATGGGAGTATTGTCCCAGACTATGTAGGGCCAAGAGCTGGACGCATTAGTCCTCTTGACATTGTCTTCAACCCAGTGGCTGTGAGTTTTGATGACAGCTTTAAAGTGGTGAGAAGTATCAAGACCATAGGAGAGCTTAAGAAGCTTGCAGCTCAAGACCCTGACCAGAGGTTCTGGACAGACGCTATTGAGCGTAGAGAGGGCCTACAGAGCTTAGCTGGTGGCTACAGCATAGAGGACTTTGACAAGGCTGTACAATACCAAGCTGATGGCTTTGGTAACATGTATGAGTATTACATGTCAGACTATGTAGAGATCTTAGAGTTCTTTGGGGACTACCATGACTCAGAGACAGGCACCTTACAGACAGACCGAATCATCACTGTTGTAGATCGCTCTTACACTGTACGTAATGAGCCCACTCCCTCTTGGTTCACAGGGGCTAATATACGTCACGTAGGCTGGAGATTCAGACCAGACAACCTATGGGCTATGGGGCCATTAGACAACCTTGTAGGTCTCCAATATCGCTTAGACCACCTAGAGAACCTCAAGGCTGATGCTATGGACTTGACAGTTCATCCACCACTGAAGGTTATAGGTGAAGTGGAAGAGTTTGTATGGGGGCCGGGTGTAGAGATTGGCATTGATGAGAATGGTGATGTGCAGGAGCTTGGCAAGAACCTCAACGGCATTATGGCAGCAGCTAGTGAGATGGCAGCCATAGAAGACCGTATGGAGCTGTATGCAGGGGCTCCTCGTGAAGCAGCTGGCATACGTACACCCGGAGAGAAAACCCTCGGAGAGGTGATGCAGTTGGCTACAGCAGCAGGTCGTATCTTCCAGACTAAGGTGACTAACTTTGAAGTTAATCTACTAGAACCCCTTCTCAATGATATGCTAGAGGTGAGTAGACGTAATCTAGACATCACTGACATTATACGCATCACTGATAATGAACTAGGTATACAAGACTTCCTGAGCGTCACTAAGGAAGACATTACAGCTAATGGTGTAGTTAGGCCTGTAGGTGCTAGACACTTCGCTAAGCAGTCTCAGGACTTGCAGAACGTGATGACTGTATTCAACTCACCACTAGGTCAGATGATCATGCCGCACACCTCTGCCAAAGCTCTTACAGACTTTGTAGAAGACATTACAGGACTTAGCGGCTACAACATCTTCACTCCTAACATTGCTGTATTTGAGCAACAGGAAACTGCCTCTCTAGTTAGTAGGGCAGGGGAAGAAGCACTAGTACGGGACACAGCTCCTACAATGGGTGAGTGATGAAGACAACTTGGACTAAGGGTGTAGATAGTCAATTGGAGGCAGACATCAAGTCTGCTTTCAAGTCTGCTACAGTGGTAAGGGGGAGACTCTCTGACATCTGCAAAGAGAAGATAGAGACTGCCCTAGCTACTAACAAGGCTCAGTATGACAATCCTAACTGGTGTTACCAGCAAGCTGACATCATTGGTTACAGGAGAGCTCTAGAAGAGGTTATGAGTCTTTTAGAAAAATAAATGTATAGAAAACTCAATATTTCTAGTATATAGTAGTATACTAAGAATATACTTCTTCTTCTATATAATATAAACATTATAATAGAAAATTAATAACATAACATAAAGGTTATATATGACTGACCAGTCAACAGCATTTGGTAATAATCAACAGCAGGAAACCCCTGCACAACAACCTTCTCAAACATCAGCTTTTACAGACCAGTTAAGCATGATAAAGAATGAGAATGGAGAGCAGAAATATGACAATGTCCCTAAAGCACTTGATGCATTAGCTCATAGTCAGTCTTACATTCCACAGCTAAAGTCAGAGGTTGACACACAAGCTGCTGAGATTGCAAGACTTACAGAAGAGTTAAGTAAGAGAGCAGCAGTGGAAGATGTTGTAGGCAAGCTCACTGCACAGCAGGCCCAACCTGAGACAACCCCTCAAGTTAGTGGACTGAACGAGCAGGACGTACTAAACCTCGTTCAAAACTTCTCAGCTCAACAGTCAGCGCAATCGCAGGCTAGCAGCAATGAGAAGCAAGTTAGTGATGCACTATTCGGACAGTATGGAGACAAGACACAAGAGGTGGTCTCTGCTAAAGCTTCTGAACTAGGTATGACTGTCGAAGCGCTTCAGACTTTGTCACAGACAAGTCCACAAGCAGCACTTCAGCTCTTCAATCAAGCGAGTGGTTCACCAGCGCCTAGAATGACTTCAGGTAGCATGAGTATTCCCACTGGCTTTCAGAAAGAAGAGGGCTTAGCACCTCCAGAGAAATCTCTCTTACGAGGAGCTTCCACTAAAGAACAGATAGAGTACTTACACAAAGTGCGAGACCGAGTCTATCAAAAACACAATGTTGAAACATAATTTGAGGAAATACAATGCAGTTAACTACTAACACTACAGCGTTCATTGAGCAGGAGATCTATTCAGACTTCATTCTAATGAACCTACACGATGGTTTGCTAGGTGAGCAATACTACCGTAACGTAGCAGACTTTGGTTCAGGCGATACTATTAACATCCCTACCATTGGTTCTGTCACAATTCAGGAAGGTGCTGAGAACGAAGCCTTCACTTACAACCCAATTGACACTGGTCGTGTAACTCTTACCATCACTGATTATGTTGGTGATGCATGGTTCGTTACTGATGACATGCGTGAAGATGGTTACAACGTAGATGCTCTTATGGCAGCTCGTTCAGCTGAATCTACTCGTGCTCTACAAGAGAACTTCGAGACTCGCTTCTTAGC